GGGATCTACCCCAAGAAGACCGACAAGCCCGAATGGCCGGTGCTGACCTATCCCGGCGAGATGATCGCTTACAACAACATGATCGAAGTGGCGATGGCCCCGACCGGCTTCCTGCGCATCAACCGCGCGGTGTTCGAGGCTCTGGATGTGCCGGCCTACGACAACCCGGACGGCCCCATGCGGGCATTCTTCAAGACCGACATCCGCGACGGGTACTATTGGGGCGAGGATGTCGAGTTCTGCCGCCTGCTGCGAGATGCCGGCATCCCCATCAAGGCATTTGCCGACATGGACTTTCGCCACGTCGACTCAAGGGGCCGCATCTTTCCCGGCAATTGGGGCAAGTGGCTTCTGTCGCAAAGGGAGGCCGCATGAAGTTCGGCCTCATCATCGGCACCCGTGGCAACCCGCGTCGGGCTGCGGCCGTCGTCGAGACGGCGCGCGCTCTGGCAAGTGGCAAGCACGAGATCGACATCGTGGTTTCCTGCGATAGCGACGATCCGGGCACGATCTACCAATTCACCGACTACCCTGGCGCGCGGCTGGACGTGGGACCGCGACCGGCCGGTGTCGCCCAGGTCTGGAACCGTTGCATCCCCCGCATGAGTTTCGACGGCGCCGAGATCATCCTTTCTCTGGTCGATGACGGCTTCATCGCTACGCCGCATTGGGACGAGTGCCTCGCCATTCTGGCCACAGAAGGCAGGTTTCCGCGGGAGCTTCTGGCCTTCGCCCTGCACGACACGGCCAACCCAGGGCAGCCGACGATTCTGGGCGGGTCGATCGAGTGGATCGAGCGCATCGGCGGCAAGATGATCGACGATCGCTTCCCCTTCTGGTTCGGCGACACGGCCCACGCAGAGACGTGGTCGTTCGTGACCGGAGAGTTCATGCCGATCCTGCCGATCACGCTGGCCAACAAGCCGGGGCGCCACAACCCGCGCCTGCGCGACATGGGCTTTTGGTGGGACTTCTACGTCGCCACGCGCGGCGAGAGGGTAATGCTTGCCGAGCGCATCCGGCGCGACCTTGGCATTTCTCTGTCTCCTGGCCGCCTGCGCAGCATCCTCGACGCCTGGGAAGCCCGCGACAGGCTGGGTCGCCCCGGCGCTATCGAAATCGCCGCCGCGCTGCCCAAGCGCGAGCCGGACGCCCCCTATCTCGCGGCCTATGCCGCGGCCCGCAAGTACATGAGCCACAAGGACGCCGCATGAACAATCCGAAGAAGCGCGAATGGCCGAAGATCGCCGCCGGCCCGCTGGGCAACACCGCTGTTTTCCAGTGCCCAGGTGACGTGCCGGCGGGCTGGACGGTATTGGGCGAGAAGGCAGCCAAGGTCGACCCGGCGCCCCCGGCCGATCCGGACGAGGTGGAACTGGCAGCCGCCCGCGCGGCCTATTACGACGCCTTCGGCAAGAAGCCAGGCCCGCGCTGGGATGCCGCCGAGATCCGCGCCAAGATCGCCACAGGCGGTCGCGTCAACGTTCCCGTGGACGAGTAGTGCCGAACGTCCAGCACCTCGACGTGTATGCCGGCGAGAACCGGACGGCGACGCTCTACGCCCGCGATTCCGACAATGCGGTGGTGAGCCTATCGGGCAAGACCGTGCAGTGGGTGGTCGGGCGCCGGCCGCGCGACATCAACTGCGATGCCGCGGTGTTCACCAAGACCGGCACCGTCACCGACGCCTCGGGCGGAGCCTTCACCGTGGCAATCCTGCCCGCTGACACGCAGTACCTGGAAGGCGACTACCGGCACCAGGCCGAGACGACGGACGGGTCAGGCCTCAAGGCCATCGTGACCGTGGGCCGCTTCGGCGTTCACTCCAGAATCGGGGCTTGATCATGGAGCGCAAAAAGACAAGCGCAGCATTCGATGACGATCAACCGTGGTGCCCTCCGTTGACGGTCTACGAAGAGGCAGTAGAGCCAATAGATACAGGCCTGTTTGATGCTTCAGGGACGAAGATTTTCCGTCGCATAGAGCGTCAATCCATCGGGTTTCACCTTGTTAGAGGGGCAAAGTAGTGGCAACCCGCTCCGCTCGCGAGACGATCACCACCGCCTTCCGCCGTATCGGCATTCTCTCCGAAATGGAGGCAATGTCGGCGGATATGGCGAGCGACGCGCTGGTCATCCTGAACGACATGATGCAGGGCTTCCCGGCGAGGGGTATCCACTACGTCCATACGCCGCTGACCCTAGACGCCGTGCTGACCGTGCCGGACGAGCAGACCCGCAACGTCATGCTGATGCTCATGTGGGAGCTTGCCGACGAATACGGCGTGGAACTGAGCGCCAAGAAGGTTTCCGACTGCAGCGAAGCTAGGAGCGCCCTGCAGGCCTGCTATTACGTCGTGCCGCCGGCCCAGATGGACGAGGGTATCGCCCCGCGTCTGCTGCCGGGTTACGGCGGGAATGCGGCGCGCTACTGATGCGGACCGCCATTGCTACGGGTTTTGCTCAACAGCGGTCCCGGCCGGTCAACGCCTCGCGCGTCGTGAACCTGTACCCGGAAATCCCCCCGGAAGGCTCGCGCGCCAAGCTCGTGCACTACGGCACGCCCGGTCAAAAGGAATGGCACACGATCGGCGGCGACACGATCCGCGCCGGCCTCGAAGGGCAGGGGTTTTCCTACATCCTGTCGGGCACCATCCTTTGGCGGGTCGAGTCCGACGGCACCGCTATTTCCTGCAGCGGCGACCTGATCCCGCCCACGGGCGACGCGACGCTGATCAACAACGGCACGCAGATTGGCTTGCTGGTTGTGCCTTGGCTATTCGTGATCACCGGCACGTCCGTTGTTCGCGTCACGGCGGCGGGATACCCCTCTGAGGGCCTGTCGAGCATCGCCTACATCGACGGCTATGCCGTGGGCACGCGGAACGACGATTCAGGGCAGTTCTACATCTCCGCGCCGCTGGACTTCTCGCTCTGGGATTCTCTGGACTTCGCGTCCGCCGAGTCGAGCCCGGACGGTTTGCTGCGCGTGCTGGTCGATCACCGTGAGGTGTGGTTGTTCGGCGCGAAGACGGTCGAGGTGTGGGCCAATACCGGGGCCTCGCCGTTCCCCTTCGAGCGTGTGCCAGGTGCGTTGCTTGAGCGCGGGTGCGGGGCAACCCGCAGCGCAGCCAAGATGGACAACTCCGTCTTTTGGGTGGGCGACGACCGCATCGTGTACCGCGCCGAGGGCTACCAGCCGGCGCGCATCTCCACCCACGCGATCGAGGAAGTGCTGCGCGTCGGGACCATAAGCGACGCCTACGGTATGACCTACTTCCAGGGCGGGCATCATTTCTACGTGCTGACCCTGCCGAGCCTTGGCCGCACGCTCTGCTATGACGCGGCGACGACCCTTTGGCATGAGCGCCAGTCCGGGACGCTGCTCACGCACGCCATCTGGGATGTCCAGTGCATCTTCGAGGCCTTCGGCAAGACGCTGGTGGGCCTGCAGTCCGGCAAGGTGGCCGAGCTGGATCTCGATACTTTCGATGACCTCGGCATGCCGATCCGCAGCTCGATTTCCTCGGCCCCGATCTACGCCGACGGGAAGCGCGCGATCATGCGCGAGGTTGAAATCGAGTGCGAGCTGGGCGTCGGGATCAACACGGGGCAGGGCTCGGACCCCGCCGTGATGATGCGCTACAGCGACGACTCCGCCACTTGGAGCAATGAGCGGCAGGGCAGCCTCGGGCCAAAGGGCGTGCGCCTGAAGCAGGTGAAATGGTTCCGGCTGGGCGCCTTCCGCCAGCGCTCTGTCGAGTTCTCAATATCCGACCCGGTGCGCCGCGCCTTCTACGGCATGAACACGACCATCGAAGGGCTCTCGACGTGACGGCGCCGTTCTCCACCAAGGCGCGCGTCGTCAATGCGGACGGCACGGCAAGCCGCGAACTGATCGCCTACCTGCAGGCCATCGGGACGGGAGTTGTCGAGCGCACGACCTACACCGCAGCACAGATCCTCGCCATGAGCCCAGCCAAGGTGTCGACGGCCATCTGCACGGATAGCGGGACCACCACGTTCAACGATCCTCTAGTGGGGGGAGGGGCAAGTGTTGTGCCCGTTTTTTGGGATGGTTCCGTGTGGAAGGTTGGTTAAGGAAGATGGTTCCAAGCCTTACCATTCTTAATACGGTAAACCGTCGACCCGCTAACGCCATAGCATTTGCCAATGTCGCGATAAGCGCCTGCGGCAGAGCGAATAGCGCGAACTTCGTCATTTGTGAGCCTCGCGCCGCCGTGAGATTCACCGTGATAAATGGCATGGCGACGTTTGCGCGTGCGGTCCGCCATGTTTTCGGTGTGCGTTCCAAGAAAAAGATGGTCCGGGTTTACGCACGCTGGAGTGTCGCATGTATGCAAAACATGCAATCCGTCAGGGATTGGGCCATTGGCGGCTTCCCATGCGAAACGATGGGTTTTTTGAGTCACGCCCTTTACCGTGAGCATTCCGTATCCATCGACATTTCTACGGCCAATCCACAAAATACACCCGTTTTGGCCGGGGCGGCTGTAGTGCGCCATGCGCTGGGCGTGCGTCCAATGCGCCGGGCATTTAAATCGTTTAAGTGTGGTGTTAGCCATTCTCTCGCCCTCCTAAGGCGTGTGATGGTTAGGGCTGGATTCGCGCTTCCGACGCGAATCTGGCCCGCCTTTTCTACCCGAAATGGCGGCTTGCTGGAAGGATTTACCCAGTGATCCGCCGCGCCGAACCAGAGGACATTCATACCCTGATCGACCTGGGCCGCGCCTTCTTCGAGGAAGCGGGCTGGGCTGCGCGCGCGACCTTCGATGTCGAGAGCTTCGCCTATACCTGCGGCGCCCTGATGGAAAACGGCATCCTTTTGGTCGCGGTCGAGAACGACGGGCAAGTCATCGGCATGGCCGCGGCGGGCGTGGCGAACGCCTGGTGGAACCGGAATGTGCTTACAGCGCAGGAGTTGTTCTGGTATTGTGATCCCGCCCATCGCAAGGGTGCCGGCAGTCAGTTGATGGCGGGCCTTGAAGCGGTGGCAACAAGCCTCGGCGTTCAGCTCTTCAGCATGAGCGCGGAGGAGGGACTGCGCAGCACGGCGCTTACTCGGCTCTACCGAGCGCGCGGCTACTTCCCGGCAGAGAAGCTCTTTTGGAAAGAGCTTTCGGGAGGCGCGCTATGATCGGTAGTATTTTAAGCGGCATCATCGGGATGAGCGGTGCGCAGGCCGGCGGCAATATGGCCGGCAACGCCGCGAACAATGCCGCGATGATGCAGCAGCAGGAGGCGACCCGCGCCCGCGCCGCCATGTCGCTCATGCGTTGCTGGTGGCGCGTCTGCTGGTACAGGCCGTAATTTTCTTCGATGCCGTAATAGATGCAGT